ATATATGTTCGCGAAAATCCTCAAGTTCTACGCCATGGTCTGACAATACTGTAACAAAGTCTTCCGCTGCGCTGTCATAACCGCCAGCAAAATGCGGGCGCATTGCTTCCCAAAGTTCTGCAAATGTATCTACGTTCATACTTCTTCTAATTCCTCTGTAAGTTCAGCAGTATCTTCTGCTTCATTACTTATCATCTCATCTTCAAAAGCGAAATCTTGCATTAACTTATCAAGCAAACCATCATCATTGCGCTCCCATGCTTTTCGGAATGCTAACAATTCTTCACCTGTTTCACGTACTACAAATTTTAGGCGATTACCTTGTTTTGATAGAAGCCCTTTTTTCTCTGCCAGGTCGACTAGGCCACTGTAAGGATTCATGCCAGTTTCATAAGGAATCTTAACCTGTACTGATTCAAATGGTTTTGCATAACGTGTTTTCATTACTTTACACGCGGCACGGATACCTTTAACATCTGATATCTTATTACCATCTTCATCTTCTTTTAGTTTGAGTTTACGCATAGCAACAACAATAGAACTAGCATAAATGAAACCTTGACCACCGCTAATTTTATCATCAGGATCAAACATGTCCTGGGATGCGTATGTATGATTCGTTGCAACAATGCCGACATTATAGGCTCCAATCATGTTAACAGTGTTACGAACTAATGCTGTTAATGCTTTTGGCTTACGACCCAAGTCACCTTTCATATCACCTTTGTCAAATTGATCAACATCAGTAGGTGTAAGTAACATACCTAGTGAATCAATGACAAATAATACTTTAGGACGATCTTCTTCGTCTAGTGATTTGTAGTCTTTCATGAATGTTGAAATTGTTTTAGCAACATCATCAATCATTGACATTGATAATTTAAGTAATTTGTCTTCGCTTGTGTCTACATCAAGTGCATGAAGCCAGGCTTCATCTAGTGCATTTTCTGAGTCAATTAATACAACAAAAATGCCTTGCTCTTGTGCATTCTTTACAATGTTAGCTGATGCAAAATATGATTTACCTGCGCCAGATTCACCAGCAAATACTGTTACTTTGCCTAGCGGAATACCTTTGTGAAAGTCTCCGCTGATAAGATAGTTTAGCGCATAGTTACCTGTGCTAACCCAATCTGTAGGATCGTTAAATCCAATACTAAGTCCGTCAATTGACTTAGTGATATCTTTTCTAAATTTTGAAACGTCGAACGGTTTCGTCATAATATTCTCCTAGTTCTTAATAATATTATATATTATTTGTCCAACTGATATTGATATTATTACATATAATAATAATTCTGTCATTCATAATATTCTCCATAAAGTAAAAATCCTACACCCCGATTAAGAGGTGTAGGTAAATTGCCATACTAAATTGGAGTTATTATGATTGTCTTGAACGAATCATTGCAAGGATGTCTTCTGCCTTGCTTGAACCTTCAGCTTTTTCTTCTGCTGGTTCTTCAACCTTAGTAGCCGCTGTATCTACTTCAAATGGAGGAGTATCTTCTGCTGGCTTAGGAGCCGGAGCTGATTCCTCTGCTTTTGGAGCTTCTGCTTCTGCTGGTTTACTATCAGAACTTGCTGGAGCCTGCATACCTGCTGGACGGAAGTATTGACCCCATTTTTCTGGATCGTATGCTTTACCATCTACAGATGCTTCAAACATTTCAAACATAACTTTAAGCTCTACTTCGCTTGGTTTGTTTGGTAAGAATGTTTTAAGATCGAAAAGACCATTCTTCTCAATTGCTTCAGCTTCTTCTGCTGAAATAGCTGTTTCTTTACGAGCCCAACTTGATGTTGAGTAATCGCCATAACCGCCTTTCATAGTTTTGTTGATACGGAAGTCAAGACCAGCGTCATAATCTGTTGGAAGATTTTCAATCTCTGGATCCATTAAGCTATTTTTAATAGTTGTAAAGATCTGTGGAGAGATAATAAATCTACGGATTGGATTCTCTGGAGTTTCTTCTTCTTTGAGAGGATCTTGATGTACAAAACCCTGGAAAATATATGAACGTTTTTTCCAATACTTACGACCCATGTCTTCAAGTGATTTATCCTTGAACCAGGTACGAACTTCTGTAAGAATCGGGCAAGTCTCACCCCACATTTCAATGCAAGGTACTTGCACAACAACCTGTTTATTTTCTTCGCCTTTGATACCTGCAAAAGGAAGTTTAATTACTTGACGTTCAACCCAAAAGAATGGATTTGAAGTGTCGCCATCTGGTAAGAAGCGTATTACTGCTGTATCGCCTTCGTTAATATTCCAGTGTGGGTAAACTGCGTTGTCGCCTTTGAAACCTGAATTGGTTTGTGATTTGTTGTCTTGTGCTGCTAAACGAGCACGAATATCTGCTAAAGATGCCATTGTTTTTTCTCCTGTACTATGCCTTAATTTTATTAGCCTAGAACGCATACATCTCTTCCGATGCTGCGAACAAAAATACGCTAACTGATAACAGTATAACGTATAAAGTTATTTAGTGTCAAACTTAATTTTACCAAAAAAAAGCGGCCTTTACAGCCGCTTTTGAATTTTATTTTAAACCTGCTAGGTTGCGAACTCGATCAATTGCTGCGTCTGCTTCTGCATCTTCTTCTACTGATTCAACAGAAACACGTTTTAAGTATTTGCGAACTTGGTCAGCACCTTGGCTACGATAGTTACGAGCATTGAAGTCAACGCGAGATGATGGTCGGGCATCAATTTTCATAAGTGCTCGTGTAATTTCATCATTTTCTGGGTCTACATTACCATCTAACCATGCTTGGATTTGATCAGGATCAAAGTTTTTAATTACCTTAATAAGAGGTGATTCTGCTGCCTCTTCTAACGATTCGTTTTTATTGTGTTGTTTCCATGCTGTAGCATATAATACTTCTTGCCACTTATCACCGTAACGTTTCTTAAATTCTGGCTTACGGTCTTTAATCCATTTTTCCATTCCTGGCGGTGCTTTTTCTGTAACTACTTCTTCTACAGATTCATTTTTGTTTTGATCATAAAACTGCCAAGATTGATGCAAGTCAAAACTTTGACCACGATAACTAACTTGGAATCTATAATCTTCCATATTAGGACCACTAATGTCACCGGTGATTGTATCTCCGTTACGAGTCATTGCTGTTACATACTTGTTCTGTTTTAATGCTGCTTCTGTGTTACCTGGGCCAGCACTTGGATGACTTGTATAAACAAACTCTGTGCTAGAACCCATACGCGGACCACCTTGTCCGTTTGCTTTCCAATACACACCCAATACACTAGATAAGAATTCTTGTAAGAATGGTGGTAAGTTGATTTCACCCGCTGGATCATCCATTGCTTCGTTAACATCATCAGTCATGTACTTTTCAAAGTCACGGTGACCGCGTCTGCGTAATTCACGTTTAATCATTTTAACTTGTGCATTGCGAGGACTACCAGATGTACTTTCATCATCTTCTGGCCTGCCTAACAAACTCATTAATGTATCATCATCATAGTCTTGTAGTTTTTGCATCATTTCTTTTGGGTTGCTGTAATCCCAAAACATTGCTTTGTTAAACTTACGTCGAAAGCTATCACCTTTTGCTTCTTCCATTTGATAACTTTCTGCCCAATCATAAGCATCATCAAATCCTTGCGACTGTGCTAACGCATCAATCTCTTCCATGCTCATACCTTTCATAGTCATTAAGTAATCAATTGGGTCACCACCACCAGCTGCGATGTCACCGAAGATACCTACTGCATCAAGTCCATATGGTTTAGACTTGCGGGCTCCTTTGACAAAGTCTTTATAACTTAATTTTTTATGTCCGTTTTCTGTATCTTCTGGTTTGTCAAAGAATAACTCACCAGTCTCATCATCAATCCATTTATAATCTTCGCCAGTACGTTCGTCTTTGTAATCACCTGGTTCGTAAGTAGAACCTTCTTTATTGTGAAAATCATCAAGACTTACAATTTCTTCACTTACAGAAATTGGTGTTCTAACTTGGAACATAATTTGATGAGGGAATATTAATAAATCATCGTAAATATCATAACCAGCTTGTGTTAATGCATTCTTAAGAGCTACCGCCATTTTATCACCTTCGTTGGCAGAGAAATCTATTTTACTTTTTGGTATACCATCAACTTTAACACCTTTTAATACATAATCGTCAACTTTTTGTGTTTTTGAACGTCTGGTGTTCTTATACGATTTACTGTACCCAGGCTCCCAAGTAAACTTATCACCTAACACCTGAGCTACAACTTTACGAACTGGTGTTAATTTAGTTGGTGCTGCTTCGCTAAAGAAATCATCTCTATCCATGTCGTGCTCTAAGTCTGGAACGTCAAGATTGTTCCAGTATTCATCAGCACCTTGAATTTCCATTTCTGCATGTTGAATAGCATCATCTAATTTGTCAAACGGTTGTGGGCTAATTTCCATTCTATAATCGCCTTGACCTTTAACAATGTATGCACGAGTTTTTTGATCAAACAATACTAAGAAGCGTCCATCTTTATCTCTATATTCAACAGATGCTTTATATGTTTCTAAAAGCTGATCTAACCCTTCTGTCACACCGTTAACATTACCTGCTGCTAATTCTGCTCTTAATTCAGCAAATCTACGTTTGATTTCTAATTTAGTTTCTTTATCTAATCCTGGGTCTAACATTAACAGTTTTAATGCTTCTAATTTTTCTTCTACACTAGAACCCATTTCGTTTATTTGTTCTTCGTTTGCAGTTTTACGACCACGTACATTCGGCTTATCGTATTTGTAACCATAGCCACCTTGTGCTATATAATCACCTACTGCAATCTCTGTATTAAATGCGCCACCTAATACAAATGCTTCAGTATCACCGTCTTGACGTAATCTAAATTGTACGTCCGGATACTCGCGTTCTACAGAGCGTTTCCATCCATCGAGTGGTTCTTCTACTTTAACTTTTTCCATTACAGTATCTTCTTCAAGACCAGCTAACTTAGACATTTCTAACATAGGATCACGTTTTTCTGGTTTGCACTCTTCACCTGTGTCAATGTCTTTAACTTCGTTTATACTTTTTAAATATTTACGAACTTGATCGGCTGCTTGTGAGCGATAATTACTAGCATTAAATTCTACACGTGATGATGGACGAGCATCTACACGCATAATAGCTCTTGTAATTTGATCGTTTTCTGGAGCAACTTTTCCATCTAACCATGCTTGAATTTCCACTGGCTTAAATCCTTTAATTACTTTCATCAAAGGTGATTCTGCTGCTTCGTTTACATCATCTGACTCTGTTTGAGACATACTCTGTTTAACACGTTGAATAGCTTCATCATGTGTGTTTGCGTTAATCCACGAAACAATAAGTGGACGAGCATCTGCACGTGGATTTTTCTGTGCTAATTCTTCTAGGCTATCAAATAGATCATCATCGCCTATAATATCGTATAATACATTAGTTGCATTTTCAGCATCAATACCAACTTCAAGTGTTTGACCCATAATGCGATTTAATTCTTGTATTTTTTGCTCAGTGTCTGGAATTGCCCAAGTACCTTCTGTAACTTGATCTGCCCAGTTCTCAAATTCGTTTAATTCTTTCATGTTGTTATCCTGTATTTTGGCTAATATAGGCAATGCTTCTTCGATGCGTGTGTCTAACGATTGTTGTGTAAATTGACCACGTAGTTCATTTACAACTTCTTCTTTATCATCTACTTGTTCTGGAGACCAGTCATTGATATAACTATGGTAACCGCGTTTACCTTGTACTTGTTTTATTTTTTGACGTAATGTTTTATAACGAGAACGTCCTGATTCTACCACTGGATACTGTGTGTCGTCTTCTGTAATATTCTTAGTAGCTCGTACATACTTACTTAACGTATTAATCTCACGAACCATTTCAACAATATGTTCACCAAATACATCATAAGGGTTACCACCTTCTTGTACATGGCGTGCCATTGCTCGGCCACCTTGTAATGATTTAAAAGGAAGTTTAAATCGTTCACCATCGGCAGTTTCAACAAATAATTTTTCAATGGCTCTCCAGCGTTGATCACCTTCGTGCATCTGTTTACTATGTTGAATTTTTAAACGTGTTGTGCCGCGCTTGTTGTTATATGATGTTTTGCTTGTACCGTTCCAGCCTTCAAATAAACCTTCTTTGATTGCTGACATACCTTGCATTGAATATTTTAATTGGTTGATGTTACGAAGTGAGAAGTTATATAAGTTACGTTTAG